CATTTCTCTTTGCTTTATTTTCTTTATTTGCTTATTATCAGTTAGATTCTGCTGTTCTATAGCCTTATTTATTCTGACATTAGCTCTTCTTTCTGCTTCTCTTTCTAATGGTTTATTCTTAAACACTCTTGTTAAACCAGACTCTAATTCACTAACCTCTTTAGAATATTTCTTAGCTGCCTCTTTATTTATAGGAGGGTTTTTAATATTTAGTGAAGCCTTACGGGCTTGATTAGCCAGAGCCTTCATGCTATTAGCATAGTCTGCATATAGCATTTCTTTTTGATCTGTTTTATCTAAAACTAATGTTCTAGCATCTCTTGTGAAATCCATAGCTGTTGTTTTAGTAGTTCTTTGCTCAGTTTTATATCTTATATCGCCTTTTTTATTTGTNTAATATATTTCTCCAGTATGGGGGTCTTTTCTTAAGACGGGCTCATATTTTTCTCTGTCTTCTGGATTNTTATAATTATACTTAACAGTATTTNTTCCTATTTTCTTTGCTGTTTTTGAATCTACCTCTAACGTTTTTGTGCCTTTATCAGAATCATATGTACCNTTTGCATAATACAAATCTTTATCAGGTGCTGTAAAATACATTAAAGAACCTTCTGGTAAGTCAGGATTATAATATGATTTTCCTTTTTGATTTATTCTTGGTTGTCCTATTCTTTTTGGTACTCTTACTTCACTCTTTGCTTTTGAAATAATAGTAGAAGCTCCNCCATACGCTTTTTCGCCATTCTTTTTATAAATTGGATTACCTTCNTTATCAAATTTAGGTTGNTAAGTGGCTTTTAATTGATTAATATTATTCTCNCTTTCACTACCTTTATAATCAAGACAATGCTTATTAGCATCAATAACAACCATAGAATGTTTTACCGCTCTAGTTAATTCTTCTTCGTTAGCNCCTTGTAATGTCATNTCTGATATTAAATTTGATATAATACCCATNTCTCTATTAACATTTTTCTTTTCCAAGATAGGATATTCAATGCCNTTTCTATAATAATGATCTTTACCATCAGCGTCTTTNTTATGACCANCACTACCTTTATCAGGACCATAATCTAATTTATCATCAAAATTCTTNAATCCNTTTAAATAATCTTNATGTGCTATCTTTACTCTACCTCCAGGCTCATTAGTTGGAATGCACACAACTGTATCNCCATCAAAGTCAGCACCAGATAATTGCTCAGCAACAGTATGTGATATACCAACACAATCTCTTACATCTTTTCCAAATAATTTTTTAGCTACTTGATTATTATTATCAACAGTAAGAACTGGTATTTCAAATATACCAGCATGTGGATATCTGACTANAGCCANCTTTGTACCATTCTGATAGTTAGGTGCATATATTTTTTTATCACCCATNGCATCGACTGGTAAAATAACTTGATACTTTTGTCCTGGTAANGCAACAGCTTTTAAATCTTTAGCTTCGCTGTCACATTTTCTAGCAAATTCTTCTAAGAAATGTTTCTTNAAGGTAGGATTAGTAAGAGACATAATATCTTCATACTGACTTTTCTTTATTTCTTTAGATATATTCAGTTGATCTTTTATTAATTGTGTAGGTTGTTTAGATAAAAATTGAGAAGGTAACTTGTCTTTCCAATCATTCCAATCACCTTCTCCTCTTGTTTTATTTATTAAACCTAATTTTTTATTAATATTTGATTCTAAATCTGAATTTATTATTTTACCAGTCTTTGAATCATACCAATATTGTCCCCCACTTTCCTTTATATTAGCACCAAAAGGATTCTCTGGGTCATCACCAATCTTTTTTAGTACTTCCATTTTTGATTTATCTTTTGTTTTATTAGTATTAAACATTATATCAGTACCTTTTGGCCAACTTTTAACATCTTCATCATTAGCATAAAAAGCCATACCTTTTAAATAATGAGTTCCATCTACTAATATTCTAACTTGTGCGTAATGATCGTTGCCTAAATTTAAATCTGCAACACCTCTTCTTATTTCCATAACACCGTCTTTATTAATTCCACCGTCTTCAGCATATCTTATAGTTAATCTTTTAGAATCTAGACTCTCCGGATAATGAAATTTAAGTTCTAAACTATCACCAAGGTCTCTAGAAATGTATTCTGTCACAGAAGCGATCTGTGATAAATCCTTCTTTAAATCATATCTTGTTACTCCTGGTTTTACTAATACTAAATTGTTAGTGTTTTGAGAAGGATTTGTAGGTTGGGGAACATCAATACTCATTCTCTTATACCCTTTGTGCTCCAATAATTGAGCAGCTTTATCTAATCTACTTCTGGATATATTTAATTCTTTCTCAACACCTTTACCTATATCTATAGCCTTAATGTTTTCGCCTTTAGATTTAATAATATTCTCTAAATTGTTAGCTAAAGATGTAACTTTATCTGTTTTTCCATCTTCTACTTTCTTTATCCACCCTCTTATAGTAGCTTCTGATTCACCCATCATTCTTCCAATAGCGGAAGCACCATGTTTTTTAGATAAATTATAAGCTCTTTCCATTTTAGCAGCTTTAATCTCATTTTTACATAAAGAGATTTCATCTTTAAATTGTCTAGTAGTCTTCATACCAAATTCTTTATAAATATTTTCACTAGTTGGTTTCCAACCTTGACCTTCTAACTGTGCTACTCTAGATAAAAAGGTCATACTATGTTGATATGGATTTTCTCCACTTCCTTCGCGATATCTTCCCGAACCATCAGGATCGAATGGAAAATTCTGAGGTGTTCCAGTATGTTTTAATATCTCTAAATCTTTTGCTATTCCAATATAAGAAGCAATTTCTTCAGCAATATGATTCATTTTTACTTTCCTCCCTCATCAATTTTCATTAATAGATTATCTAATTTAATAATTTTATTAATTATTTCAATTATTTCTTCCGGCTGTGGATTGTGGACCATAATTTCATCATTTTGATATATCCTTAATTCAAAATTAATAGTTTTAGGGTCTACCTTATATTCTAAACAAAAAAGAGCAGCGTAAATTTCTAACTGCTCAATATGTACTGGTTTACTTCCTGTTTTCAAATCATGTATTCTGAGTAAATTTTTATTAAATGATATAGCATCAGCTGTTCCAAAAAATCTTTCAGAATAAAATAAAACTACTTCAGTACTCATTCTATATCCTATTGCATCATTTACATACGAGGCTAATGTTCTTTTAGATCTTGGTTGCATGATACCTAAGTCTATTGTTTCTTTTGCCCATGCATGTAATCTTGTACCATATTCAGCGGCTTTCATATTACGATATACTTCCTCTGCTTTTTTATCATCATATCTTAACCAGCTATTCTTGCTAGCACCAAAAGGGGCATGTAGGCCCGCTAAATTATAATGGTCATTAAATTGCATCTATTTCATTTCCTCCTTATCTTAAAATATTGTTTCAAATCATCGATTACTTCTTCTTTGTTTTCAGGATATATAAATCTAGAGAAAGACATTTCATTCATCTTCTCTACATAATAATCCTGATTAGGTCTCTTCTTAGCTGTCTTACTTCTTTTGTTTTCTAATGTTGCCCACTTGTTTTTGTAAAGAATAAGCAAGTCTGGTATACCCTGAATATCACCAGAGTCTAATTTTGTAACAATACTTCCAGGAAATGTTTCTTTAAGTTCTTTTTTTAAATCTGATTGAAACTTATTCTCCTTCATATATGTATCGTCTCCCTTATTCTTTGTTTAAAAATAAATAAAAACCTTTCTAACAAAAATGAAAGAATAATTCGCATAAGCGAAATTATCTCTACATTTTACTTTTCTCTCATAATAGGGAAAGATTTTTTCACGAATTACATTTTTACAAATATAAATCATCAACACTAATTCCAAGTACATCTGCTAATTTTTTTGTTGTTATATAATTAGGTATTCGTACGCCATTTAAATATCGACTAACTGATACTTCAGAAATATGTGCTTGCTCTGCTAATTCTTTCTGTGTTATTCCTGATAATAAAATCGCATTTCTTAATCTATACTTAAATTCTTTTTTGTTATCTTCATCAGTTAATTTATCTTTATATCTAACACCTCTTATTGAATTATCTATAGAATTGTAAATATACTTTGAGCCGCTATTTTCTTCTACCAATAATTCTTGTTCACTAAAATTTGTAATTTTTTTAATATTTTCTTTGTTTATGTTCGGACGATTTGTAAAAAATATGTTTTCTAAATTCATATACTTATTCTCCTTATTTTTTGATAATTTTTATACCATCTGCCCACTTTTGAGAAAAATGCCAAAACTCTTTTATTTTTTAGTAAATTAACCAATTGGTTAATTTTCTCTATTTTTTAATTAATAGGGGTATAAAAGTGGGTTTCTGGGCATAAAACCCGCAAAGTACTGATATATCAACAAAAATCTCTGCCCACTTTTGGTTTTAAAAGTGGGCATAAAGTGGGCAAAAAGTGGGCAAAAATAATTTTTTATCACTTTTAATTTCAAAAGCCCAAAATAAAAGTGGGCAAAAGCCCACTTTCGTTTTTAAAAGTGGGCATAAAAATTTCACAAAAATTTATATAAAATTTATCCGTTTTTACATAAAATTAGATATCTAAATAACATTGTATTAGCAAAAACTACAATTAAACTAAATATAGTTGTAAATGTATTGTCACTTCTTTTGAATACAGAAATATGTGCTATAATATTATAAATAGTAACCAATATAAACACCCAAAACTCAAAATTATTCATCGTAAATATCCTTTCCAAATTCATAATCGTTTAAAATAGTGATACCATAATCCTCTGCTATTTGCCTTTCTATTTTACATCCTCTAGCATTATGCCAATCACTAGCAAAATATATTGCATCGCATTTACCTAATTCTTGTATACTTCTTCCTAAGTAATATAGATTATAAATTTTATAAACGTCGTCTGGCTCTTCTACAAATAATGTATCAGCTACATCAAATACTAATCCAGGATATCTTTCTTCTATTTCTTTAACTATTTTTTCACGATTATTTTTTATTTCATCAAAACTCAAACCATTCATAGGTTGACTAATAAAAACTTTCATAATTTTATCCTTTCTAATTAATATATCTTAGAATACCCTAAATATATCAATTTCTTACTGTGTCTTACTTTATTAATAAAATTTCTCATTAAATACTCGCTGTAAAAAGTTTTTATAAACTTCTCGCCAGTTTTCGTATTTATTAAACTAACTTCGTACATAAATTCTCTCCTTTTTCAAGGCAAGAAATATTCATGAACCTTATTTATATAAGTACCACTTATTCTTTCTATCAAGAATACAACGATGACCACAATATTTGCATATCCCGCACGTAAGTACCCCATCGTCATAAACTATGATACATTTATGACGTCCGAATCTTTTGTCTAAAAATTTTCCAATTTTATATTTTAATCTCTTCATAATATTTTCCTACCTTATCCATATTTTTTGGTCAGGATTAAGAGTTATAAGATTCATTCCATATCTCATAACTTTAATTCCTTTGTTTTCCAAAGAATATATAATTCCGTATATAGACGATTTCTCAATCTTTAAAAAATCTGCTACTTCTTTATAAGTATGGTCTTCACCATCAGAAATTAACATTAACAATCTCATTTGTGTTTCATTTAAATCATGTACGGTTATTGCCATTCTATTTTTAACATCAATTACCATATCAATGACCTCCGTAATTATTTATCTTTTTCTTCATAACAAACTGGTTTTTCAGAATATGTGTTTACTGGCTCGTTTAAACAACGATGACAAGGTTCTTCATATTCTTTTGATTCTTTGTGTTTACATTTGTTGCAATATAATTCAAAATCTACAAATTTTGTTCCATCAACTTGATTCATTTGTACCTCCTAATCTAATCTTGGAATATGATTCATGTTGTGTTCAAATATCCTTTCTAAATCATCTCCAAAATAATAAGACGCTGAATCATCAAGTCCAACATATCTTTTATATGTTTGTACTATGATGATACCAACGTCTTCTGGTATATATTTTTTAATATCTTCTTCACTTAATGTGTAATCAAATCGTCTTTTTGGTTTATATTTTGCTCTGTGATTTAATATGCTTATGTTATACTTTCCTCTATTAATTGTGTACATAACAGAACATTCACCAAGTAAATGTCTGATTTGTCTTACAACATCTAATAAATATAAATTAATATTCAATTCTTTATCCATAGTCAGGTTTCTCCTCTATCTTTTATTAATTTGTTTTAATCTAATTAAATATATCTCATGAGGATTGAAACATTCTCGGAAACCATAGTTATCTATATATAATGCATAATCATCATATTTTCTAATATATTTATATGTCTTACCGTTATTTTTTATTATCTTAGGGTAAGTCATATTTTTTATTTCATTAGTACTTATATACATATTTTAATTACCATCCTAACCACTTAATTTCATTAAAATTTTTCTTCTTAGCTAAGGCGCTTGATATTGCAAGATCAATTCCGCTTCTACTTTTTAAATGATAGTAATATAAATCTTTAAAAGTGGTATTTACTCTATCAATACGTCCGCATGCTTGTTCGGTTATCTTATATGAATAATTTTGACTATAAAATATAATTGTATCAGTCAAAGTACAATTCCATCCTTCTGCACCGGCTGTATATTGAACTAAATAAATCCACTTTGGAGATTTAGGTATGTCCTCATGCTTATGTCCGTTCCATTGAGCAACTTTAATATCCGCTTTAAGACCTAAATTCAATAAAATATCAAGCTCATAATCAAAGTTATAAAATATAATAGCCTTATCTATATTTTCCAATAATTCTAATAATGCTAGAACTCTAAATTCTGACTCATTGACAATTCGTCTTAATACATAACATAAACTACTAGCCTGCTGAATTGGCTCATTATTATATGGATCCCATTGTCTTCTAGTTACCATTTTGTATTTTTGAATATCATAGTCTACGTAAATATCTTCATGATGTCTTACTGTCTTTCTATTAAAATCCATGTCAACTAATATATTTCTTCTTAGTGCTAATAGACGACCAGTATTTATGTATCTTTCAATTTTTGGATATTTACTAAATCTTGAATACATGATATGCTCTCTAGCAAACTCTGTTTTGTTTTTGTAAAATCCATTTGCGATGAATACTGGAATATAATCTGACCAAGTATCACCCGGTGTTGCTGAAAGAAGAATCCATTCGTTGTCTTTTACAATTTTAAGAAAAGTTTTTGTCCATGTACCATATCCAACAACTCTTTGTTCATCAAATATAAAGAAAGCATTAGATACTTCAGCGTATTTTTTAATATTATTCCAACTATCAACAATAATTTTATTACTATATAATTGTTTTTCTCTATCTTGGTCAATTGTCATACAAAAATTCTGTAATTCATCTTCCCATTCAAATGTATCTCTTTTTCTGGCAGTTGTTATAATATACAAATCTTTAGGGTCTTTCATTGAAAAATATCCAGATTGACTAATGTTTCCGTTTTGTTGCATAAAATAATAGTAGAGTGCTGTTCTGGACTTACCAGAACCCACTCCACCGTTTAATATGCAACCATTTTTCATATGTTTTACTGCTTCATACTGGTAATCATATAAAAAATTATTGCTCCTCTTTTCCATTATTCTTTACTTCCATTTCTAATTCTTCAATTCTTTTATATAAAGCATCACGTAATCCAAATAAGTCATTTATAGTCCTTTTTAATGAATAATTTTCATTTTCGGACGCTAAGAATTTCTGTTTATATCCATCATTTAAATTTATTGTATTATATAAAGACTGTATTTCATTATCTTTATCTTCACAAATTCTTAGCAATTGCTCTTTAGTATAATTAACATACATACTATTAGCATACTTACCAAATCTATAATCTGGAGCAGCATTATTAACTAATGTTATTTTATCTATTTGATGTTCATTGTATTCTTGCTCTCCTTTATTAAACATAATCTCACTCCTTTCTTTTAAGAATTAGAAGGGTAGACCATCGTTTTCAGTTTTTTGTTTGCGAGATTCAGCGTATTTAGCTGCAAATCTATCAATATTTTGACGTACTTCCATCCCTTGTAAATATGCTGTTCTACCAGTCTTTCCATTTACATCCCAATCGTAGGCTCTTATATCTAAATCAACATCTATAATATCAATATTGTCTAAAGAATTGATTGTTTCCTCATTTAATCTCTCTAAATTTCCATCATATGTATTAACATAGACACCTGGGCCCCTATCATTAAATTTAAGTTTCACTGGTAAATATATAAATGGGTCTTCTCCTTCTTCCCTTGGTGGTCTGATTTTTACATTCCACCCTTCTTTTAATAAATCATCAGCAATATCTTGGTCTGGTATAACAACAGCAAAGTTTCTGTCCCCTTCTCTATTATATTTACCTGCTACTCCAGAAAAGTTTCTGTAAACTATTCTAGCCCCTTCTATTTGTAATATATTTCCTTTATTTTCAATATTCATATCTTATTCTCCCTTCTTATTATTTATAATATAATTATTTAAACTGTATCCTAATTTACATTCATTACTATCAAATTTTGGGCAGTCAAAACATGTTTCATATTTTTTATCACCACAAGGAGGTATTCCTTTTCTGATAGCTTCCCATTCATCAGATAGTTCTTTGTGTTTCTTTATTGTATCTTCAATTCTTTCTTTTAAATCGTCTTTATCACCATCATCTACAAACCATTCAAAATCACCGTATTTAGATATAGTATCAACGGCATCATTGACTAGTGTATCATAGTATGACCTATCTATATATTGTTCATTCGTACCTCTAACTGTTTCTGCTTCACACCATCTGTATCCTTTAGAACCGGTAGCAGCGTAATATTTTCCGTCTTTTTCGCGTACTAACATACCTCCACCTTTACCTGGAATGATTGGACAGAAGCTTCCAACTTTACCTATAAACTTATAATCATGTCCTTTATCTATAAGTTTATTCAATTGATCAGATTTAGTCTTATATTCAGATTCAGGGATGTTACCTTTTCTATAGTCTGTGGTTAGTTTAGCTAAATCTTTTTCTTCAATGCTAACATCCGGTAAGTTTTCATTCATATCTAAATATAAATCTGTTGTAACAGACTTTGTCTCACATAAATCTTCAAATTTTATAGGTTCTTTTGTAAATAAAGTTTTAAATACATAAGGTATTTGAAATTGTGTTCCAGTTGCTGTCCAATCACCGTCCTTATACTTAGCAATATAAACTGCATCATTAACTAGACACATTTTTTCGTATGTAGCTTCATGTTCAAATGTATAACCATATTTTTTACCATAATCCATAACAAATTGTATAATTTCTGGTGTTGCATTTGGTATTTTTATTGAATCTGTCTTAATATGAGCAACTGTGAATCCTCTTTCTTGTACTTCATGTTTAAGATTTACCATAAATAAGGCTCCACGCTTTGCCACAATATTATCTTTGTTTCTTAAATCTCTAAATGGATTATCAAATTTAGCAGCGGTCAAACCATATACTGAATTTATTGCAGTCTTTAATGCATTAGATAATTGCTTAGATGTCATTTCACCATCTGTTACTTTCTTAATATAAGGAGTAAGCTTACCATCCAACATATTATTGACTGCATCCCAATCTTCATGCTTAATACTTACTCTACCTTCAACAATATCCCTAAATTTTTCTGTGTACATAGGTCCAAACAAACATTCCGCAATTATACTATGAGGATGCATTGAAGCAACATCTAACAATGCTACATCTGTGTACATACCAGGTTCTGCATATACGTATCCGCCTTCTCCGACTTCTTCTCCTCTATAAATAGACTTTCCGCCTTCATAAGTGTATCCTGGAAAATATGGTAGAAGACTCTCTCGTTTATCATTAAATCCGGTGTGTGGTTTTGACATCATATCTGGACATGCTTTTTCTATAAAATTTATTTCCTCAATAGGTAAATCTCTAATCGGTTCTGCTAAATCTCTATAACAGAATTTATTTTGAGGTTTCCTTTCATTTCCAAATATAATTTTTGTTGTCAAGGTGTTTGTCGTATCGTTAACTGACGCTTCTGCTAAATCTGCTAGAATTTCTCTCGCTGTCCAATCTGCAGATAAGTAATTCCATGCCGCTTCTGTAGCAATAACATCATTATCACAATATTTAGCAACTATTTCCCATTGTTCTTCTGGTACTGGCTTATCCCAAGGCAAACCTAATTCAACGTGATGTATACCCATCTCAATTTCAAGTTTTTTTAAAGATTTCTTGTTGCCACCAGATGCAAAATCATAAATATCAGTGTAACTTAAATTGTATGCTTCTCCGAAGAAAGCGTTTCTATCGCCATTAATGATTCTTTGTGATGCTTCAAATAATTCTTCATTAGAATATCCAAGTAATCTAGCATATATTAAATGATTATCATAACGTCTACAGTTGAATCCTACCAACCTATATTTTAATAATTTTTCTATATCTGCTGACTCAGGATTAATCATTCTATTAACTTTTTTACTTCCTTGTTTTTTCCAATTTACTAAAAATAAATTTGGGAATACTTCAATATCAAAGAACACAATATCGTCTTTTTCTGACTCTACTGGCGCTGATGTATCTTCTGATTTTAAATGCATTTTATTTAATAATTTAATACAATAATCAGATCTATTGGTGCTATTAGCAGCAAAAGCAAAAATATCATTATACATGTCCGTAACATCATACTTCATACCACGCTCATAAGCATCTTCAAGTATCTTATATATAAAATCCATGCTTGGTTTTGTTCCTGGATGGATTTCTTTATTTAAATTTCGTTCTATCAATCGTCGTAAACCCTTTTCGCTTTTTATAACGTTTTTATTAACCACGTTTTTTGCTCCTTTCATTGGTAGACCTGAACTGATAGTCTTAATTGGAAGATTATTACATTTAGTCAATTTTCTTCTTAATGAACTATTTCCTGTAAACACTTTTATTTCAATACTATCTGCATAAACTCTACTTAATTGTGTAACATCTCCCGTATAAATATAATGTAAATGTATACCAGCACCACTTTTACTTAGTTCGGCGTACGTAGCTGGCCATTTACTAGCTTCTTGTAAATTTTTCTCATATGATTTATTACCATTCTCATCTTTTATATCAAAATCTATTATTATTTGATTTGTTGGTATCTTAACATAATGTATCTTAGATGTATCTATATCTTTTAATGTAGTTTTTACATTATCCCATTTCTTACTAGGTATTTCGTCTTTAGTTGCATATTGAGCAGGACAATCTTTACTTAATTCATCAAATATAGAAGGCTGTTCTTTAAAATCTATAGAATATAATTCTTCGTCTTGTAATTCTTTTTGTATTTTGTCCGACTCCTCTTCAAAAATATCAGTTTTAAATATACTATAGTAACTTCTAATTCTAGTTCCGTCTAAATCTATATATCTATCTCTATATTCTCTAAAGTAATTCTTTAATTCTTCTTTAAATACTCTTTGAGAAAATGGATATTGAACCTTAGCATCTTCACAATAATTCTTATACATCTCCCATGCAGCTTTTAATGTTGTACTATTTTGTTTTCTAAATATAATGTACGAATCTAATACAAAATTATAGAAGTCATTTGAGGCACCCATCATAGAGATAGGAATATAAGAGTCATATGCTCCTGGGTTGGATAAATATACTTCTTTACAATGTTCTGCTATGGCGCCTAACTCAAAATTAACTTGTTTAACAAGTCTCTTATATTCTGAGACTGGAAGTTTATTACCAGTTGGAGACACATCTATTAATCTTCTTATTAAACCTGACTTAGCATCTGTAATTTTAACTGGTTTGTTTGTGCCCATAAATAAAAAACATTTAAATCTATTTGTATATGTAGATTTAAACTTCTCATTTACAGTCATCATTTCATGTGATACCAAACTATTTAATCTTGTATTATCTTCAATTCTTGACAAATCACCATCATGTTGTATCGCAACTAATGGGTTTGACTTGAATGCTTCCAACGCAAATGAATTATTAGATGAACCCAATGCTTTAGCATCAAATACAGAATAATATCCTTCAAACAACTGTTGAATTATGTTTAATATAGTCGATTTACCCGTTCCTGCCGCTCCATAAAACACCATAAATTTTTGAATATCTTTAGAATCACCAGTAACAATAGAACCTATAGCCCATTCAATTTTATGACGTTCTTCTGGAGAATATAAGGTTGAAATTAGCTTATCATAAGCACTAATATCTCCCGCTTCCAAATTATATGGAAGTCTCTTACTAGCATAATCTTCCTTTTTAGTCTTAGTATTTGCAAATATAACATTCTCATCTAGCATATTAAAAGAATCACGTTTCTGCTTTTGACAATATTTATGCCAAGAGTCAATTGAACCAGATGTTGAATCCCAAGTATATTTTGTGTTAATTATTGTATCTGGATGTTTTTCTCTATATTCAATTTCAGCTTTTTGTAATTCATTATCGATAATGCTTAAAGCATCATCTTCATTAGTAGACCACAAACCGATATCTTCAAGCCAAATAGCATAAAAATCACCACCACGAATCATTAGATCTTTAGATTTTGGATATAAACGAAATTTAGGATATATTTCGACATTGTTCTTAACCATACGTTTTGCAATTATTAAGAAGTCTACCATTGTCTTATTCTCCTTTCTAAAAATATACTTTAATAGATGAAACTATTTAAATATACTTTTAATTGTTTCCATATCTCTAATACTCTCATATCAAACGGACTATTTCTAACATAAAATAGACCACCTTTACCATCGTATGAATATTTTCTTTCAATAAAGATATTCATTATTTCATTAAATTTATCTTCATCAAACGAACCATCTTGCATACCATGCAGTCCTAAATTAGCTATCATATTCCAAAACCATTGTTGTGTTCTATTACCATAATTAGGATCACTAGTTATCTCCTCTTCACATTTTATTGCTAAAGCTATCATCATCTCCAAAACACTACATGGCCCACTTAAAGCTTCATCAATTTCATCTATAGAATATCCGTTTAATATGTTGTCTTGCTTTATTGCGTTTTGAAATCTATATCGCAAATACATACCATCTATCTCTCTATTTACATCCATTGGTACAAAAGTTTTGAATGGAGTAGCATATAAAGCGGCAAATAAATCATAATATGTGTCTACGACTACTCGTCCACCGCATACTGTATCATATAAATATGTAAAATAATGCTGACGAATATCATTATAATCATCTTGTTTCATATGTCCTCCTTAAAATTTTAAAAATTTAATCGTTATGTTTGTGATCACTATAAAATTCATCAATCTTTTTTATTTCATAGTCAACTTCTTCGTTATTATTTCTTATATGAATAACATAATCATCGTCCCAGTCTGTATTTAAACAATTAGCTAAAGAATATCTAACTTCAGTTTCATCAACAATACTATCTGTTTCATCGGCCACTATACCGTCAGAATATAAATACCAATATCTAACTTCATATCCGACATTATCAAATTCTTCTGGTGTTATAATAAATATGTTATCTTTTCTTTCTTGCTCTTCACTACTCATAACATGTATATTATTTGTGCTTTTAAGAAATTTGTCGAGGTCATCTGTATTTTTATTTACATCGTCAATAGTTGATTTATAAAAATTTAAATGAGCAGCTACTTTTTTATCGTCTTCTTCCTCTTGCTCTTCGTCTTCATTTTCTTCTGGTTTATCTAGAGTTTCTTTTATATCTAATATTTTTGTCTGAATATCATTAACCTCTTCAACCATTTTTTCACGTTCAGCTTGTAATTTTCTTTCATATTTATCTTTAACTATAAAATATGTTGCTGTTGAACCTACAGCCCCACCTAATAAAATACATAATATATTTTTCATACTTACTCTCCTTTTTAAATTATTGGATTTCCCTTTTTATCAAAAAATGATGGAAAAGTTAAACTATCAAAATAATAGTCTCCAGTTAATACATTAGGATAAACCTCCTGCATAATCAGCATAAATATCTGGAACGCAATTAAAGTCTAATAATATAGATTTTTCTAATCCATTAACAAAAGCTCTTTTTGGTTCATCATGTGTTGGGTTACCAATTTGTTCATATATACCAAAATCTACATAATTATCACCTTCTGAATTTTTATCATAAATCCATCCAGCTCTATTCTTTATATGACTTTCTTGTAGACCTAATGCTTGATATACATCATTTAAATATAAATGGC